CTGGTGCCGCATCCACCACGGCCTAGCGTTCCAGTGCCCTGAAACCTGCCCGAACGCGGCCTTCTGATGCCGCGCCTGAAAGCCCACCTGATGGGTTACAACCACACCCGTGAAAACGTCTGGTGCGCAGGCTGCGGCCTGCACCTACACGTCCACGGCCAACACCGCAACGACTGCACCAGCAAACCGCCGCCATGCCCGACCTGCCTGTACTACCCAGCCGTACACGGTCAGCACCGTGCTGACTGCCCGCAGAAATCCGAAGGAATCCGACATGAAACTAACCGAACGCCAACATGACCTGCTGAAACGCATCCGCTTCAGCGGCTACACATGGCACGCACCTGCCGACCTCCCCGACCCCGGCGCCGCCCGCATCCTGTCCAACCTCACCAGCAAAGGGCTACTACACCGCCGCACATCGAAGGTCAACGGCCGCTACGTCTACGCCATCACCGAAGACGGCAAAACGCTGATCCGCCAACTGCACCCCGACCCGCTATCACGCCAACTGGGGGCCGTCGCCGACACCCACGCCGTGCTGCACGACGCAGGCGCCTTCTGATGACCGCCGACACGCCCACCGGCCTGACCGACCTGCAACTACTCAGGTCGCTAGCATCCTTCGCCGCACAAACCAGCGACGAACACCTGCTGCTACCCGTCTTCAGCGCGCCCAACCTACCCCGCCACATCGCCACCCAACTGCGCGACATGGCCGACAGCATCACACCCGAATGCAACCTGCAAGGCGAATGGCCGTGCTGCCAAGCCACCCACGCCGACGAATTCAGCCCCAAACACGCCTGCCAATACCAAGACGGCCACGAAGAAATGCACACCTGCGAATGCGGGGTCACCTGGTGACGATCCCCACGCCCGACACAGGATCACACCGACCACGACCGCCCGGCCGCGCCATCGAAGCCCGCAACGCAGCCAACCGCGGCAACGCCGGCGGCACCTACGGCGCCCAAATGTGGTTCCACGAAGACATGGTCAACGCACTACTGAACGGCCAGCGCAAAGCCGGATGGTCAGGCAGCCACATCAACGGCATCGGCCACATCCACCTGAACACCTTCGGCGCACGCCACACATGGCGACTCACCGGCCAAAAGACCGAATGCCCACAGATGCCCGGCACCTGGCTACACGAAGGGATATGGCCCGACTAATGACCACGCTGGACCTGCACCCACGGCTAGCCAATGCCATGCAAACCATCACCCGGCGCCGTGACGGCACCGTCACCACATCGCTAGGCGAACCCACCCACATCACCACAAATCACACCGAAGCCGAAGTCATCGCAGCGCTGACTCACGGCCCGATCCTGATCACAAGCGCCGACTACATCGCACAAGCGTTACGACCCGGCGGTCGACCGTGGGGCTGCCGCGGCGGCGGCATCCTGCACGTCAGCGTCGACCAGCACGGCATCCTGCGTAACGCCATCGACGGCCACACCTGGGTCTACGAACTACACCCCGCGAAGTACTACATGCAATGGACGATCACCCCGCCGTCCTGGTCCTGCAACGACGCACACTGCATCAGCGAAGCCTGGTACATCGCAAGGTGGGTCGACTGATGAAGCCCATCGACCGATGGCTGCGATCAGTAGCCACACTGACCGCACTGATGTGCACACTGCTATGGGGATACCTGCACTTCGCACAAGGTGCAGCCCCACCAGCACTAGACATGCTGCTGCCCGTCGTCTGGGGTAGCTGGATCGTCGCTGCCGTGATCAGCAGCCGCACGCCAACCGAACCCATCGAACCATCAGTCGATGATCCGATGCTGGTCACACGCAAGCTGCGCGACCTGACGCTGCAACAGCACGGGCTGGCACCCACCCCTACCCCTACCCTGCCCACCTGCCCTGACGCCATCACCGACGCCGACCGGATCAGCGGCACGAACGTCGGCGACATCCACCGATGCACACGCTTCGAAGGGCACACTGACCTGCATGAACATCTGCCGATGTTCTGGAACGGCCCGCCGCAACACCGCTGGTACAGGCTGTCTGATGGGTCAGTGATCGGATGGTGACCGTCGCATCGTCGCAGGTCAGCGGCCTGCGCAGAAATATCGGGCCGGGGGGGCTACCTGACTGCCGCCGCGGTAGTCAGGTTTTTTTTCCGGCCACCGAAAAAAACAGGCCCCTGACCTGCGCAAACGCCGCATGACGGCGAAGAAGGCTGCGCCCGCGAAACGCGTTGCGGCCGTTAAGAAGTCGGCAACACCACGAAAAACGCAGGCGCGCAAGGGCATTCAACCGGCCAAAAAAGCAGCGAAACGGGCGCCGACCAGGGCGAAACGGGCACCGATCAGCAAACCGCTGTCGTCTGGCGCCCAGTTGCGGGCCGATCTGCCGCGAAAAGGGGACGCCATCGGAATCACGCTGCTGATCCGCCAGGCCGCCCGCACAGCTGACCGGCTGGATGACATCGACGCGATCCTGTCGGGGAACACTGACGCATGGCTGAAGCTGAAACTGCCGCGGTCGGATGCGAAGCGTGGTCGCATCTGGGTGGAAGTGAAGATCGACGCGCTGCTGATCGAAGAACGCAACCAGTCGACGCTGCTGCGGCATTTGTTGCGGGAAATCGACCGCCAGCGGGGCGATGATCCTGATGATCCCGACGAAGATGACGATCTTGACATCGACTAACGCGAACGGCCCCGCCGAAGCGGGGCCGCTGGTCAGGCTGGGCCTAGACCCACTGGGGGAAGCCCGCGCTGACGCCGTGGGCGTCGCACAGGCGCATGAAGGCCCACGCGTCGGCGCCGCTGGTGAATTCGGCGAACACCTTGTCGCCGTCGGCGTCGACGAACTGCACCGTATGCGTGGTGCTGGGGGCGAAGGAAGTGGAAGCCGACATGGCAACCCCTTTCGGGACAGTCGGGGCGCCGGATGCGCCCCGAAGGGAAGTTGTCGTTGCGATGTCAGTGGTGTAACCATAAGCCACGCGTGGCGTACTTGTCAACCACTTCGGAAGGTGGCGTTTCCATGACCGTCGCTGATGAACAGTGGGCGCAGAAGTGCCGCTGCGGGCATCCTGCGGCGCAGCATCGTGGCGCCAAGCGACGCGGCGGGTGCTTCGGCTGGCGGCCGTCGGCTGAACCGGGCCTGCGGCGCTGTGACTGTAAGGCGTGGCGGTCGCCGAACCCGCGGCCGCAGAAGCCGAAGGACGACCGGCCGCTGGCGAAGGTGATCCCGCTGTTCCGCGAAGGTCGGCCGCGGCGCCGATGACGCTTACCGACGATCAGGTGGCCGCCGGCGTCGCGGTGAAGTCGCCGCGCCACCGCGGCCAGCCCCGCACCGACGACGGCGACATGTGGCCGTGGTGGGTGTCTGATCCGCCGCGGCTGGAAGGCAACCCGGCCCCGTCGTGGGAATGGTTCGACGAAACCGCCGACTTCGCCACGCACGGCGACCGCTGCGCGAAGTTCGCGCACAAGGTCGGGCACCCGCTGTTCGGCTGGCAGTGGGAAACCGAACGCAAAATACTGGCGACCCGACCTGATGGGCTGTGGGCGCATCCCGACGTTTGCCTGATCATCCCGCGGCAGAACGGGAAGACGCAGCTGGTCGTCTTCCGCATCCTGTACGGCCTGTTCTTCCTGGGCGAAAAGATCGTCTACACGGCGCAGAAGTGGCTGACCGTCGAAGACGTTTACGACCGGATCGTGGCGATCATCGACGCCAGGCCGTCGCTGGCGAAGCGGCTGGACAAGTCGGTGAAGACCGGCGTGACCGACGGCCATTCGAAGGCCGGGAACCACGGCGTGATCGCGCTGAAGAACGGCGCACGCCTGGAAATGGGGCCGCGCACGAAGGCCGTCGGCCGCGGCATGACGAAGGTCGACCTGGCGATCTTCGACGAAGGGTATGACCTGAAGGACACGCACCGCCAGGACACGGCGGGCGCCCGGCTGGCGTCGGATAACCCGCAGATCATCGTGATCAGCACGGCGGCCGTGTGGTCGCAGCATCCGAACTGTCACGTTCTGGCGAACCTGCGCTGGAACGGGCTGCGCCACGACGCCGACCTGTACGCGGCGGAATGGCGTGCGCCTGACGGGCGCAAACGCGACGATCCTGAAACGTGGCGTTTGGCGATGCCGTCGTTCGGCGTGACCGTGCGTGCCCGCGAAATCGCGTCGGACTTCCGCACGGCGCGCACTGCGGCTGCGCGGGCCATTGTCGAAGCCGATTACCTGTCGTGGGGCGAATGGCCGCCGCCCGAAGAAGGCGACGAACCGGCCATCGACATCGACCGCTGGGACGCGCTGATGGATAAGAATCCGCTTCTGGTCGGCGACGTGGTTCTGGTCGTGGAACGGTCGATGGATCGGCGCATGTGGTGCATCGCGGCCGGGCAGCGCACCGTGGAAGGTCGGGTGCACGTCGAAGTCGGCTATTACGAAGCGGCGCACATCGGCCAGGTCGCGGCGTACCTGCTGGGGCTGCGTGATCTGTGGAATCCGGCGGCGATCATCGTCGACGACCGGTCACACGCGAAGCCCATCGTGAACTTCATGCTGAAGCTGGACGTGGAAATGGAAGTCGCGACGACGCCGTGGCTGGCGGCCGCGACGGGCGGCTTCGTCGATGCTGTGGAAGCCGGCGACGTGACCCATATGGGCCAGATCATCCTGCACGACGCCGTGGATGGCGCCCAGGTGCGCAGGCTTCCCCGCGGTGACTTCGTTTGGGATGACACCGACAACACGATGGCCCCGCTGAAGGCTGTGACCCTGGCGTACGACGGCGTGCTGCGTTTCGCCGAAGAACGGAAGCCAGCTGCGGCGCCACAGGGCGGCGGGTCGTATGTGGACCTGGATTCACCAGTCAGTGGCACCGATGTCGGCGCCGACGACGTTACAGCGATGTCGTTCTAGGGCTGGTGGTCTGATGGCGGCGGCGACACAACATCTGGTAGGCCCGGCGTGGGTGTGTGACAACGCAGGTAAATCGGGTGTAGAACTAGTCGCTATGAATCTTCCAGCCGCTTCACAGCCCGCTGGAACCGCAACTGTCCGAACAAACACGAAGGCCCCGCACCGTTTCCGGTCGGGGCCTTCGTCACATCGTTTTTGCAGTTTCCACACCGACAAAACACGCTGATACCAGCAGCGTAATTACTGGTCTGCCCGTAAGCAATAGGGCATGGCGTAGCGGGTTATAGCCGCGTCCCCTATACGTGCCCGGAATTGCCAGCGGGCACATCCCGACGCAGGCGCTGTGCTGGTTAAGGCAGGAATCGGGCAGCACCGAATCTGATGGGTTCGAAGTAGCGCACTGCGACATCCTTTTCCCTGGCTTCACCCCGAAGCCCGCATATACACCGACGACGGCCTGCGACGGCTGATCGGCTGGTCGCGGTCCCGTCACAGGGGCCGCGCTGCCCAACTTCCGACACAGCTCCGGCTGAACCTGACCCGCAACTTCCGACAGGGGATCGAAACATGAGCGAACCACGACGCAAAACGACCACAGGAATCAGTTACACCGACTACATCCGCAGCCCAGCGTGGCGCGCAACCCGCGAACGCTACTGGCAGTCGAAACTGCCGCATGAATGCTATTGCTGCGGGGCCGCCCGGCGGCCAGGGATGCACCTGCATCACCGCACGTACAAGCGGCTGGGCGCCGAACGCCTGACCGACCTGGTCCCTGTGTGCCCTGACTGCCATGACGCTGTCCATCGCCTGCATCGTGATCCGATCTGGCGTCGGCGCGGGCTGTGGGCGACGACGAACGCTGTGCGGAAGATGCGCGGCGGCCGGTTCGCTGCGGCGCAGAAACATCGGGCGCTGATGGAATCGAAGGGCCTTCAGTTGAAGATGTCGCGGCGGCAGAAGGCGGCGCGACGCGGCGGAACATTCACCCGGTAGTGGTTGACAACTACACCACGAACCTTTACCGTCGTTTCCATGCCAAGCACAAGCATGACGGTCGTCAACATGATTTACCCGCGGCCGTCGGAACAACACTTCGCCTACCTGCTGTACACGGTCAACACGTGGCGGCTGACAGGCGAAACCCTGGTCTGGGCGCCCAGCGCGCAGGCTGCCGTGGCCGACGCCATCGCCCGCGGCTATGCGAAGGCCGAAGCCGCACCCGCCAGCCGGGCCAACGGCTGCGGCGACAAGTACCCGACCGTCGCGGGCGATACCGCCAGCGTCGACACCCGCAAGTAATCACCCACCACACCGAAGGAAATCCGACATGTCGAACACCATCACGAACCCGAAGATCGGCGACAAGGTCAGCGTCGATGATCCGAAGTACCCCGGCGTCTGGACCGTCGTGAAGTTGGCGCCGGTCAACGTCACGCTTCGGCCTGAAGGCGCCACGCCCGGCACGCGGATGCTGAAGGCCCCGCGGTACATGCTGGTCGAACCGGTCGAAGCCAAGACGATCACCGCAGGCGGCGGCGCGACCGTCACCGCCGTGCCCGTGCCGCCACCCGTCACGTACTACGTGCTGGGCCAGTTCGTGCGCGTGACGAAGGGCAAGTTTCCTGGGCTGTACGTCGTGATCGCGGACAAGGGCGGCGACCGGGTGAATCTGGCGAAGGCTGGCGGGGACGCCGACCGTTACCTGCGGATGCCGCGCACGCTGGTCGAAGCGGTCGACGCTGCGGATGTGCTGAAGTGACCGCGCCGTACGCGCAGGGCGACCGGGTGCGGCTGGTCCGCAACCACGCCATCGTCGGCACCGTGGTGCACAACGACGACGGGCTGCTGGCTGTCGACTGGGACGCCGACGCTGATGGCGGCCCGTACGAAGACGACGAAATCGAATCCGACTGGGTCGAACTGCTGCCCGAAACCGAAGGGAATCCGACGAAATGACCGCATCATCACGCATGGACATGCTGGCCGCGCCGCGCCTGTTCGTGGCCGAACTGAAGTTGGCGAACGGCGTCGGCTGGACATCGCTTCACACCACACGCGGCGGCGCGGCTGAAATGCTGGACGACAAGGCCGACGACTGGGGCATCGACGACGTGGACACCGATCCGCAGGTCGCCGAATACGGCATCAGCCTGCTGCCCGTCGAAGATGTCGCCTACGGCGTGGTCATCGACTTCGCATCGTGGACGCGGCTTGCTGAACTGCTGGATTACGCCGAACAGCGCAAGCTGCCTATCGCTGCGGCGATCAACAACCTGGTGAATGCGGGCCTGTCGCACTGGACCGACCGCTAGCCACACCGACCAGAAGGCCCGCCGCATGGGGATCGCGGCGGGCCTTCGTCGTGCATTCCGCAGGTCGGCGCGTGCATTATGGGCGTCGTGACCGAACGCGTGAAGACCGCAGCCCCGGTCGGCGAATCGGGCTACGTGCAGGGCGCGTATCAGATGGACGGCTGGACGGCCTGGGACATCTTCGAAAAGACGCCTGAACTGCAATGGCCCGCGTCGGTCGCCGTGTACAGCCGGATGGACAACGAAGACAGCCGCGTCACGTCGCTGCTGGAAGCGATCAGTCTGCCGATCAGGTCGACGGCCTGGCGGATCATCCCGAACGGCGCGCCCGACCTGGTCACTGAATTCGTGTCGCGCAACCTGAACGTGCCCATCGAAGGCGAAGACGAACCCCGCGGCACCGAACTGCGCAGCCGCGGCCGCTTCGACTTCATGGAACACCTGGACGAAGTCGCGTCGCCGACGTTGCAGTACGGGCACGCCGTCTTCGAACAGGTCTACCGGCCCAGGTCGCAGACACCTGACGGCCGGTTCTGGATTCGCAAGCTGGCGCCGCGCCCACAGTGGACCATCGCGAAGTTCAACGTCGCGAAGGACGGCGGCCTGGAAGGCATCGAACAGATCGCGCCGGCCGCGACCGGGAAGACCGTTTACGGCCTGCAACCGGCCGAACTGGCAGTGAATCGGCTGGTCGTCTACACGCGCAATAAGCGGCCGGGCCAGTGGTACGGCAAGTCCATCCTGCGGTCGGCATATAAACACTGGCTGCTGAAGGACAAGCTGCTGCGCATCGAAGCCGCGGTCGCTGAACGTAACGGCATGGGTGTCCCGGTCGGCACGGCGTCGCGGCCCGATGATCAGGGCGAAGTCGACAGGATGGCGGCGCTGGCCCGCGGCTTCCGCGGCGGCATGTCAGCGGGCGTCGGTCTGGCAGCTGGGCAGGCGCTGGAACTGCTGGGCGTACAGGGCAACCTTCCCGACATCCGCCGCGCCATCGACGGCCACGACCGGGCCATCGCGCTGTCGGGCCTGGCGCACTTCCTGAACCTGGACGGCAAAGGCGGGTCGTACGCGCTGGCGTCTGTGTTGCAAGACCCGTTCGTGCAGGCCGTGCAGGCGTACTGCACCGCGATCTGCCGGATCGTGAACCAGCACGTGATCGAAGACCTGATTGACATCAACTTCGGCCCCGACACGAACGCGCCGAAGCTGGTCTTCGAACCCATCGGATCGCAGCAGGACTTGACGGCGGCGGCCATCAAATTGCTGTTCGATTCGGGCGTGTTCGACGACGCTTCGGGTGTCGACGAAGCTGTGCGGCGTGCGATCCGCCAGCGTTTCCGTCTACCGTCTGCACCTGAAGAAGACGACCCGGCTGACGAAGGGACGCCAGTGCAGCAGCCGACGAAACCGAACCCGTCGCGGTCGGCTTCGCGTGATTCGTCGAAGCGGGCCGCCGCCGCTGGTCACAAGGCTGGCGCCGCGCTACAGGAAGCGCTGTTCTGATGGCGAAGGCGACCGCATTCGATCCGCTGGGCCTGTTCCGTAAACCGCTGGCGAATGCCCACGTGTTGGACGGCGGCGGCTGGTGGCGCGTCGCCCAGATGAAGGCGAACCCGAAGAAGGCCGAAGTGCACGTGTACGCGCAGATCGGCGTGGACTTCTTCGGCGAAGGTGTGGACCCGACGGCGCTGATTGAAGAAATGGAAGCGCTGGATGTCGACGAAATCGACGTGCGGATCAACAGCCCCGGCGGGTCGGCGTGGGACGGGCTGAACATCGCCAACGCGATGATGCGGCACCCGGCGAAGATCACGACCTACGTTGACGGCCTGGCGGCCAGCGCCGCGTCGATGATCATGGTTGCGGGCGACAAGGTGGTCACGTCGAAGTACGGGTCAGCGATGCTGCACAACGCGAAAATCGTCGCGATGGGCGGCGTGGAAGACCTGCGCGCCGCGGCCAACCAGTTGGACAAGCTGAACGGTTCCATCGCGATGCTGTACGCCGACCGCGCTGGCGGCGACGCACCCGAATGGGCCAGGGCGATGAAGCGTGAATCCTGGTACAACGCCGACGAAATGGTGGCCGCCGGCCTAGCCCACGAAGTCGATGCGTCGACCGAACGTGACCTGACCGAACAGGCTGCCGCGTCGGCGATGGCGCTTGTACCTGCACAGTTCTTTGCTTACAGCGGTCGACCGGCCGCGCCTGCACCGACGGCGCAGGCAACACCGTCACAGAAGGGAACCGGCAACATGGCCGATAAGAAGGACATCGCGAAGTCGCTGGGTCTTCCCGACGACGCCAGCGATGACGACATCAGGAAGGCGCTGGCCGCGGTCGGTCTGGGGCCAGAAGATGACGACGACGACAGCGGCGACGACGGCAGCCAGGACGACGGCGACAACGCCGACGCTGACGCCGGTAAGCAGCTGGCCGCCGCTGGCGCGCAGGCGAAGGCGGGCGACGTGGTGCAGTTGGACAAGGCCACCTACGACAGCCTGATCAGCGGCGCGCAGGCCGGGGCGAAGGCCATGACCACGTTGCAGGCGCAGGCCGATGCCCGCGTCGTTGACAAGGCCATCGACGAAGGCCGGATCATGCCGTCGCGCCGCGATCACTTCATGGCGCTGATGACGGCCGACCGCGCCGACACCACAGACCTGCTCACGAAGCGTTTGCAGCCCGGCGTGGCTGTGCCGCTGAACGAAGCGGGCCACAGCGTCGACGCGGATGCTTCGGCAGTCGCGTCGGTGACCGAAAACGCTACTTACAAGGCATGGGAGGTCGTCTAAGTCATGAGCGGCACAGTGCAGTACAGGAAGACCGGGCCGCGGACTTACACCCCGGCCGACAACGCTGTCATCACGGGCGGCATGGTGGTCGAAGCCGTCGCAGGTGGGCGGATTCAGAAGGCGGGGGCCGGATCGGTGAAGGCGCTGGGCGTCGCGCTGACCGACGCCATCGCGCCCGAAGACGTGAACACCACGCCATCGACTGACGGCCTGGGCCGCCCGGTCGTCACCGTCGTCGGCATCCCGACCACGGTCGCCGTCGCTGACCGCGGCATCGAATGCAAGGTCACCTACGCGGCGAACGCGAACTTCGGCGACAAGCTGATTTGCGCCGCCAACGGGCAGGTGACCCCGGCCGGGGCGACGCCAGACGCCCGCACCATTGTCGGCTACTGCTCAGAACCGCTGGGCGTCGTCGTCGCCACGAAGGCCACTGGCCTGATGGTCACCGCGTAGGCATCGCCGGAACGACTGAAGGGAAAACACAGACATGACTGCACCCACAGGCATCGTCAGCGTCAGCGATGGTTCGCGGATCACCGTGGCCGACATCGTCGCGAACCCGCTGTTCGTGCCCACGAAGCTGAAAGAACTGATGCAGAACCAGTTCATCAGCGAAGCGCTGTTCCGTAACGGCGGCGCGAACCCGTCGGGGTCGGTGCTTTATCGCGAAGGGAACCCCGCGTTCCTGGACGATGAAATCGCCGATGTCGCCGAATTCGGCGAAATCCCCGTGTCGGCTGGTCGTCGGGGCATCCCGCGCACCGCGTACGCCACGAAGAAGGGCCTGGGCGTCCGCGTTTCGAAGGAAATGATCGACGAAAACAACATCGGGCTGGTCAACGACCAGATGACGCAGCTGCGGAATACGTTCCGCCGGCACAACGACCGCAGCGTGAAGGCGCTGTTGCAGTCGGCGCTGGTGCCGACCACCGCGGTCGCCGATGCGTGGGATACGTCCAGCGGTAAGCCGCGCACCGACATCGCGACGGCTATCGAACAGGTCAGCACTGCGGCGCCGACCGAAGCCGAAGGTGGTTCGACCGACGAATTTTATGGTTTCGAACCCGACACCATCGTGATGCACTACGGCCTGCTGCCGATCTTGCAGGACAACGACAACTTCATGAAGGTGTACCAGTACAACGTGCCCGCAGCGCAGGCGCCGAACTACACGGGCGCGCTGCCGCAAACCGTTCTGGGCCTGTCGGTCGTCCTGTCGCGCACGTTCCCGATGGATCGCGTGCTGGTCATGGAACGCGGCACCGTCGGCTTCTACAGCGACACCCGGCCGCTTCAGTTCACGGCGCTGTACCCCGAAGGCAACGGCCCCAACGGCGGCCCGACCGAATCGTATCGGTCGGATGCTACGCATAAGCGTGCCCTGGCCGTCGACCAGCCGAAGGCCGCGCTGTGGCTTACGGGGGTCGTGACGCCGTGACCGATTACGTCGTCGTGGCGAACCGGCTGTACACGTCCGATAAGGACGGCAACAACCGGGTTCGTCACCTGCGCGGGGACACCGTCAGCGGGCTGTCGGAAGCCGACGTTAAGCGTTTCAAACTGGCCGGGGCCATCGCATCGAAGTCGTCTGATGACGGCCAGGCGGCGGTCGACGACCCTGAAACGCTGTCGCACGCCGAACTGTCCGACGGCGATCCGACGCAGCCTGAACACACAGGGCTGCCCGATCCGACCGCGTCGGAATTGCTGGCCGAATCCAACAGCGCGCCGGTCGTGGCGCAACTGGAACGACCGGCGAAGACGGCGCGCACGGAAACGTGGCGCACGTACGCCATCGACAGCGGCGCCGTGTCGGAAGCCGACGCTGACGGCATGGATAAGCAGGCACTGATTAAGGCCGTCGAAGACCACGAAGACGACGGTCAGTAAGCGGGTTAGCGGATGGCCGACGTAACGCCGTTCCTGTCGACAGCGGAATTCACGGCGATGTTCCGCACGCTGTCGACCGAAGAAACGGCGCTGGTCGACCTTCTGCTGACCGCCGCGGCAATTCAGATCAGGCGTGCCTTCGCCGACGCCGGGCAGGCCGCGCCCGCCGTCGATGATCCGATGGCGCGGCTGGTCACGTTCGAAATGGTGAAGGACGCGCTGCCCGCTGTGCAGGGCTGGGCCGGTCACACCCAGTACGAATGGGAAACCGACAACAGGCGCGAATCGGGCACCCTGGCCGAAGTGTCGGGGTTCCTGGACTTCACCGACGCGCACCGCGAACAGTTGGGGCTGCTGTCGTCGGCGCCAGCTGGGCCGGCGTATGGCGGGTTCGACAGCGGCTTCGACGTGTACGCCGACAGCCGGGTGCTGCCCGGTTCCGTTCAGGGTTACCCAGGCTGGTGACACGATGCCTGCACCCATCGGACCCGACACCGTCGACCTGGTGTTCCGCGATCCCGTCGTCGGCGTCGACGCCAACGGGCAGCCGAACCGGGTCGACCGTCTGGTGCCGAAGGGCAACAGCAGCGTGACCATCACATCGGTCATCGAACGCCGCGAAACCGGGGCCGTGCAGGTCCATCAGGCGACCGTGGCGCTGCCCGTCGACGCGGACACCAGCGCGCTGACAGCGGTCGACGCGATCCGCCACGACGGCCGCGTGTACGAACTGACCGGCGACGCCGACGTGAAGCACCGCCTGGTCGGCCCGGCCACCCACGTGCGGGTGTTCGCCACCCACGAAGAACCGGTCGCCGAAACCCGCGAACAGACCGTCATCACGCCGAAGTTCGGCCGCGACGATTCCGGTCAGCCGCTGCCCGACGGCGACCCCGTGACCGTGTTCGCCCGCGGCGTCGATCCCGGCAACACCGTCAAGACGTACGGCGTCAGCGGCGAACTGGACGAAGCCGAATTCACCATCGCCTACGACCTGGGCACACCTGTGAAGGACGGCGACGTGATCACCGTGCGCGGCCGCCGCGGCTACGCACGGGTACGCAAGCACCTGGAACAGTGGGCCGACCGGTCGCAGCTGATCGTGACCGTGTCGTCTAAGTACGGCGGGGGCCGCTGATGGCGCCACGCGGCAAATTCAAACTGAACCGCAAGACGGTCGGCGCGATCCTGCGCGGCGCCGACCACGGCCTGAAAGAAGCCGTGCACGACGCGGCCGAAGAAATGAAGGACAAGGCCGGGCCTGGCGCCACAGTGGAGGATTACCGCACCGACCGCGTCGTGTCGGGCATCGTCGTCGGCGCCGCGGACCAGGCCCGCAACGGCACCGCGTCGAAGGCCGCCCAGCAGGTCGCTGCGAACCGGAAGAACCGGCCGTTCAAGTCGCGTGCCGAATGGCGGCGCGCATTCGCCGCTGGCGACCCGAACGCGTCGGCCCGCGCCCATTCGACCCGCGGCTGGGCTGGCCTGCCGGAAAAGGCGCCACATGCCTGACATCCGCGTACCTGGCGACGCCGTCCCCGCGTTCAAAACAGCGCTGGCGGCGTGGTTCGGCGCCCGCGCCCGCATCGCCGACACGATGCCCGACCCGAACGGCCCTGACCCGTGGGCGGTCGAAGACGGCCTGCCGCTGATCACCGTCGCCGATGACAGCGGCCCGACGCTGTGGCCGATCTGGACTGAACCACTGATCCGAATCACTGTTCACGCCAACGGAATGCAGACAGCGAAGTTGCTGCGCCGCGAAGCCACGGGCGTCGTCATGGCCGGGGTTCCCGGCCTGTACATCGGCAAGTCGGGCATCGGATACGTCGACGGGCGTGACGCCGATACCGGGGCTGACCTAGCGTCATTCACCGTCACCGCGACGGTAAGAACCGAAGTAATCACCGTCTAAGGAAGGGAACGAAGCGATGGCGGGATCACCCGAAAACGTCATTCTGTGGACCGAAGCCGACGTTCTGCTGTACAACGCGGCGACGCTGCCAGTCGACGATCTGCCCGACACTATTGACGACGCGTTCGTCACGACGACCGGGAAGTGGGGCTACCTGGGCCTGCTGGTCGGCGCCGACGGTATCAAGATTCAGCGCGAATGGGACGAAACCGACATCCCTGCCTGGGGTTACGGCACGATCATCGTGGCGTCGAAGGACTTCAAATGCACGGGCATGGTGTCCGCACGCGAAGACAACGCCGTCGTGCAGTCGATCCTGTGGCCGGGTTCCACGGACACGACGCTGGTCGTTCCCGAACCGTCGCACCAGTTCGTTGCCATCGAAAAGCGTGCGGCCACCGGCAATAAGCATCGGATGGTCAGCAAGCGGCCGTCGCGGCTGTGGATTCCCAACGACGACAAGGTCGAAGGCGATAACAGCCCGTACGAAGTGAACATGCGAATCTTCCCGAACAGCGCCCGCGAACTGTTCCTGGTTCAGCAGACCGCCGCATAAGCCCCGACCACCTGCGATTAGGAAGGCGACAGCGTGAAGACGATTAGGCAGTTGAAGGACAACGCGGCCGAAGGGCTGGCGAAGGGCGACGTGCGCCAGGTCGACGACTTCAGCGCGAAGGTGCTGGTAGACCGCGGCGACGCCGAAGAAGTGAAGGACGACCAGCAGAAGCCGGCCGAACCGGCCGAACCCGTGAAGACCATCGACGACATCGTCGACCCGCAGGTGGCGCGTAACCGCCGCCAGATGGTCGCCACCATCGTCGGCGGGCCGGGAACCCCGGCCACGTCTGAACCGGCCACCGACGACGAAGGGCACGTCGACGCCGACGCCCAGCCCGACACCGAAGCTGCCGGTAAGACCCCGACCCCGACCCCGACGCCACAGTCGGGTGCGGGATCACAGAACGCTGGCGCCGCAGGTAAGGCCGGTTCCGAAGTGGCGCCGCCGGGGGCTAACCCGGTAGGGGGCGCTTCAGGTGGCGGCAAGGGCGGCAGCCAGTAACGCAGCTGCGTTAGAGGCCGCAGGCGCCACGCAGGTCACGTTCGACTTCCGCGGCGCCGCGGTCACGATCCCGCTGGACATCGCGGCCTGGCCGCTAGATGCGATCCGCGCCGGGAAGACCGGGCGTGCCATCATGGCGCTGCTGGGCGATCAGCGGGCCACGCTGCCGCTGAAGACCCGCGACGACGCGCTGGAACTGTCGCACCGCATGGCCGACGCCTGCGGCATCACCCCGCTGCCCGAATCGCCCGCCAAAGGCGCGTTCGGGGCCGTCCCGACGCTGATCGACATCATCGACAGTTACCGCGACGACCTGGAAGCCGACCTGCGCCGCTTCTACGGCATCGACTACCGCGACCCCACTATGTGCACGCTGCGCCAGGTGTGGGTGTATGTGCGGCGCCTTCCCGTCGACGCGGCGCTGCTGGCGGCCCGCAACGGCGGTCAGCCGCCGTGGACACGCGACCAGATCATCGCGGCCCGCCAGATCGAACTGTGGACCCGCAAGCACTACGAAGGCAGGCCCTGGTCGAAGGAAGAAGTCGACGCGATCATGGCGGCGAAGAAGGCCACCGACGAAGGTCTGGACAAGCTGAAGGACCGCGAAGCGTACTACGCCAGCGGCCAGAACATGCGCGACGCCGGCGTCGACACGACCGGCATGACCTTCGGGCCGCCACCCAATAGCCGTACACAGCAGCAGAAGGAAGACCCGGTCGGGTCGGCGCTGGCTGTGGCGATGAAGAACGCATCCCGTTCACAACAACACCGACGAAGGGCATCACATGGCAACCAGCAGCAAGTCCCAGGCTTCAACCGAAACACAGGACGATGGGACACCCGCGGCAGCGGCTGGGGATGACAAGCCGCAGGTCGACACGCCTGTCGACGACGTGGCCGACGAAGCGGCGCTGGCGCCCGAAGACTTCCTGACCTTCGCGTGGCGCGATCTGGAATTCAGCTTCCCGAAGGACCGCGGCCAGTGGGACATGAACGTGCAGTTCGAAATGGAAGAAGGCCGCCGCAACCGCGGCACCCTGATGCTGATCGCGAACAGCGCCGACCCCGAAGACATGCAGGCGGCGAAGGCGAAGGTGTACAGCGTCGCCCGCACCGCGAAGGACTGGGACGACTTCACGTCTGACCTGGCCGAATTCCTGAACAAGAACGCGACCGGATAGGCGCTGATTCCCGAATGCCCGATATTGGTTACTACACACTGCCGGTCATCCCGTCGTTCCGCGGCGTGGAAGGCCGGGTTAACCGTGACCTGGACCGGGCATTCGGGCGTTCGGGCACGTCGGCCGGTAAGGCGCTGACGAAGTCGGCGGCGGATGCGATCAACCGCGACAAGTCCATCGAACAGGCCACCCAGCGCAAAACGAAGGCCATCGACAAACTGGCCGACGCCACAGGCAAGGTGCGCGTCGCCGAAGCGCAACTGAATCAGGCCCGCAGCAGCGGCAACACCGCCCGCCAGGTCGCGGCCGAAGAACGGCTGGCGTCAGCGCGCCGGTCGCAGGTGTCGGCGATCCGCGAACAAACGTCGGCCGTGAAGAACCTGAACGACGCCGTGAAGGGCGCCGGGAAGTACGCCCAGGACCAGGGCGGCGGCGGGGGCAGCGCCGGGATGATGGGCCTGATGATGTTCGGCCGCGGCGGCGTGTCGGCGCTGACTTCGATGTCGGGTGCGGCAGGCACGGCGGCGGGCGTCGCGATGAAGGCGGGCATCGCCGGCGTCATCACCGCAGCGGCGGCGGCCACCATCGCCACCCCGTTCTTCGCCGCATTCAAGCTGTTCAACTGGGGCGCCGAAGTCGGGCTGCCGCTGGAACGCGCCATGAACAACATGAAGGCCGTGACCAACGCGACCGGTCAGGAAATGGCCGCCGCGGGCGCGGAAGCCCGCAAGCTGGGCGCCGACAACACCCTGGCGGGAACGACGGCGGGCACCGCGGCGAACGCCATGTCGGAACTGGCGAAATCAGGCTTCACCGTGAAGGAAGCCATCGACGCGGCCCGCGGCACCGTGCAGCTGGCGACCGCGGCCCAGATCGACGCCGCCGACGCCGCGCTGTACGTCGGGTCGGCCATCAACACGTTCCAACTGAAGGCGACCGACGCCGCCCGCGTGACCAACGATCTGGCCGCCGCGGCGAACGCGTCGTCCATCGAAATCCCCGACCTGGCGCTGGCATTGCAGCAGGGCGGATCGGTCGCCAACGGGTTCGGCATGAACCTGGAAGACACCATCGCGACGCTGTCGACGTTCGCCCAGATGGGTGTGCGCGGGTCAGACGCTGGCACCCTGATGAAGACTTCGCTGCTGTCGACGCTGGACCCGACCGATAAGCAGTCGGCGGCGATGGAACTGCTGAACCTGCGGCTACAGGACGCGAACGGCAACTTCGTCGGCTACCGCGAAATGATGAACCAGCTGTCGGTCGCGTCGAAGAATCTGCGCCAGGACCAGTTCAACGCGGCGGCCGCCACGATCTTCGGCACCGACGCCGTGCGTGCGTCGATGTTCGCCGCCGGTAACGCCGTCCCGATCTGGGACAAGATGCGCGAATCGCAGAACGATCAGGCCGCCGCGTCGCGGATGGCCGCCGCGCAGATGCAGGGCCTGCCCGGCGTCATCGAAGGCGTCGACAACACGATGGACAGCCTGAAGCTGACCGTCTACGACGCCGGTAACGCCATTGCGACGGCGCTGGGCCAGGAAGCGCTGGGCGGCCTGTCGGGTGTCGCCGACTGGGTGAAGGAACACCAGCCGCAGATCATCGGCTTCTTCACGACGATGGCGACCCAGGCCGCCAACATGGGCATGATCGTCAGCGAAGTCGTCGCCGACACCGCGGGCGCGCTGGCGATCCTGGTCAACGCTGTCGGCGACAGCTACGGCGCCGTGACGAAGGTGACCGCGGCCGTGCAGCGGATGATGGGCAACACTGAAAAGGCCGACGAACTGGATAAACAGGCCGAAGCCGCATTCAACTGGGGCGCGGGCCTGTACGCCGTGCGCGACGGCGCGCACGCCGCCGGGTTCAAGCTGAAGGAAATCCAGAACGACATCCAGACCGCGGGCGACAAGGCGAACGACGCGTCGAAGATGACGCTGGCGCTGGGCAAGTCGGTCACCGACATGCCCAACGATGTCGACATCATCGTGAAGGACAACACGCCCGAAACGAAGCAACGCCTGCACGACCTGGGCATCGCGCTGGAAGAAACGCCGACCGGCCTGAAGGTCACCGCGACGACCGACGAAGGCGAACGGATCATCAACGCGTGGCGCGAACAGCAGGGCGCCAAGCCGGTCGACATGACCGTGAAGCCGGAAATCGACCCGCAGGCCCAAAGCCGATTCGACCAGTTCTTTAAGCAGTTCACCACGATGAACGTGTCGCCGACCGCGGTGACCCCGCCAGGCGCCGCGCCGCCGCCGCCCGGTTCCACGATCACCGACCTGCTGACACCGCACCAGCGCGCCACAGGCGGCCTGTTCGGCGACGTGCCGCTGCTGGGCAACCGCGCCAAGATCGCGCAGCCCAAACCCGGCGGGCTGGTTCAGTGGGCCGAAGCCGGCGACCCCGAAGCCTTCATCCCGATCAACCAGTCGCAGCGGTCGAAGGACATCTGGGTCGCGACCGGGGCCGCGCTGGGCGTCCTACGGTCCTACGGCAACGGCGGGCTAGGCGACAACGGCGGGCTGTTGCCGTTCAGCGAACAGCTACGCCAGATGCTTCAGCAGGCATTCCCGCAGATTCACAACATCGGCGGCTACCGCGCACCCGACGGGTTCAACGAACACAGCAGCGGCCGCGCACTGGACGTGATGATTCCCGGCTACCAGACACCCGACGGCGTCGCGCTGGGCAACCAGGTCGCCAACTTCGCGCTGTCACTTCCCGGCGTCGACCGCATCATGTGGCGCAAGAAGATGTACTACCGCAGCGGCAGCATCGAAGACGTTCCCGACCGCGGCAGTGACACCCAGAACCACATGGATCACGTGCACATCTTCGCCAACGACATCGCCGCCGCGGCGACGCAGGGCGGCGCACCGTCGATCAGCGCGCCGGGCGCCACGATCCAGGTGCCCGACTGGGACGCCATCGCGCAGAAGGAATCCGGCGGTAACTGGGCCATCAACACGGGCAACGGCTACTTCGGCGGTCTTCAGTTCACCCAGGACACCTGGAACGCGTACAAGCCCGCTGGGGCGCCGGAACGCGCCGATCTGGCGACCCGCGAACAGCAGATCGCGGCCGGGCAGGCGACGCTGGCCGCGCAGGGGCCAGGCGCCTGGCCCAACACGTTCACCACGAAGGCGGCGTCGCCGGGCGCGCAGGCCATGTCGGGGCAGGTGCTGGACCCGTCGGGCACCGGCAAATACGGGTCGTACGTCGTCGACCCCGACGAAGTGCGCGACAAAGAAGAAAACCTGCGCCAGCAGGAAGCCGATCTGGCGATCCAGGAACAGCAGCTGCGCGAACTGAAGTCCGACGCCACCCAGTCGCAGCGCATGTCGGCTGAAGAACAGGTGACGAAGGCCCGCGCCGAACGC